TCAACCAACCTGCCCGGGCAGGGAGCGGAGACGGCGCATGCCGGTCATCGCTGTGGCCACGTAGCTCGCCTTTCGGTTCACCACCTCCACCCAGACTTTCACGCCTTCAACCTTCACCGTATAAGTCTCTTTCATCTTGCTTCGCCCATAGTCGCCATATGTTTGCAAGTGAGCTGCCAGCGCAACATCGCAAGCGCGGCGACCAATAGGTGATTGCTTACTGCGATTAATCAGCTTCATCATCACTGCACTCCCAAAGTGGCTACGACATCACTCGCTGTTTCGCGGGTACTGCCTTTGCTGGATATAGCCCGGCGAGCACTGACGCGGTGCAGATTGAAGCCGTGCTGTTCGTAAAGTTCAATTACGCGCGGTGCGGTAGAATTGCTGATCACCACTTTTGCCCCCCGCTGGTGGGCTGCCACACAGCTTTCCGCAAGCTCTACCTGGCTATCCCATGAGAACCCACCAGCCGCGTAGTTAGTGAAACCAGCGGTGCCGGGAAGCGGCTCATAAGGCGGATCGCAGTAAACGACGTCACCATCACCTGCCAGCGCGAGCGTGCGCCTGAAGCCTGCATTCATGAATACGCATGCGTGAGCCTTCCGCTTAAATGCCTTGATCTCTTCTTCCGGGAAATATGGCGCTTTATATTTCCCAAAGCCGACGTTAAAAAAAACCGTCCAGGTTGTAACGAATCAGGCCGTTGAAGCAGTGCCGATTGAGGTAAAGGAATGCTGCTGCACGCTCGACCGCATCCAGCCGCTGCGCGTTGAATGCTTCACGAATTAACGTATAGTTTTCGGCATCATTAAGATGCCTGAATGCCTTCATTGCCTCATAGATCACCGAATCGGGGACCACCGCCAGCATCTGATACAGGTTAATCAGGTCAGCGCTGACGTCAGCCAGAAGGAAGCGTTCGTGCTTGTCTGAGTTAAGGAACACCGAGCCGCCACCCACAAAAGGCTCAATAAGGCGTTTACCTGCGGGGATCAAACGATCCAGTTCCGGCAGCAGCGAATATTTGCCGCCAGCCCATTTAAGGAACGGGCGCTGCCAGCTGCGCAGCGCCGGTTCTTCTATGGGCATCGCCGCAGCTCCACTGCAAACAGATCCGTATCTCATGCTGCCTCCTGCCTTTCCCGATATTCCTCAGCGAGCCGCTGCGCCTTTAATGGATTGCTGACCACTTCACCCCATGGTATTAGCCAGCAGTTACCAATGAAGGGGAGGCACAGTGTGCCTACGCTGATGTCGTCGTGAGCGTGAGTCATAGGATGGACTCCATTTCGTCGATATAGAGGCCCTGAGCAATCAGGCGGCGACGGCGTGCTGCACGTTCAATGCACTCCTGCCGCCTGCCTTCCTGCGACTGCTCTATGGCGCGCCGGGTGAACAGCCGAGATTTACCCTGCGGCGTAATGACCTTTGGCTTCGTAACCAGGTCGAATGTCCGGTCGCAGATGCCGTCCTCGTTGATCCATTTTTCCGACTCAACGATCTGCGCTATCTGTCCGGTGCCGCGGGTGATGCCGTTGGCGACCCGGTTAAACTCAATGAGCGATACGCCAAACTTCTCGGCGATTTCGCTGCCAGTGACCGGGCGGCCGCGCGTCTGAATCATCCAGATAACGCGTTCACGGAGGCCGGAGAATTGCCCGGCTCGCCCGGGCCTGCGGTAGAATGGTGTGCGTTTCATTTCCACTGTTCCCCGAACGTGAAGCCGATCTCTGCCAGCGCCTCGTCCATCTTCTCGATGAACTCCGGCACCATTTCGTTGAAATCGGACATGTACTGAGGATCCCGCTCAACGACGACGTGGTGAATGCCTTCGCGTTTCATGCGCGGGTCGTAGTTTGCAAAGAACCATGCGTCTTTTCCGGTCACCCACATGCT